GAACTTTCTCAGCTACATTCTTAAAGTTGTCTACACTTAATGTCAATGGTAAATCTTCATCTTCATACAGGTCGCAAATAACTTGGCCATTGTCTAAAATGCTAGTGCTTCCTGAAGGTACTGCTCCATAATGTGGTTGTACCGATATATCTGTTACAACTAAGTCAGTAGCTGTAGCATTTGAATAACTAATCATTATAGTTAATTCAGTAGCTGCTGCAATAAAAAAATGAGTTATTTGAGTTACATTAGAACTATAAGTGGTTGCAGTTTGTAAAGTCGTTCCTGAATAAACTTGAACTTCAACATCACCTCCAACTACAGCTGTATCTATATTTATAGTAAAAATATATGCTGCGGCTATTGTTAGATTTGTAATCTTTTGATATACTCCTGATATTTCACTAGAACTCCCTACTAAAGTTAAATCTCCTAAGACTACTGTTGGATAAGCTATAGAACCCTTTCTGAATCTATACCAAGTATTTATAATAGCAGGTGGTTCATTAGTTAAAGTATCTACATAGGGAGGTGTTGCTGTACTCGTATAAGTTACTGTATTATCTAAATTAGCAAAAGAAATTCCATTGACAACTACTTCAGTAGGTGAACTAGATATAGTATTAAAGTAACCATCATAATTTTGAGGATATAATATTAGTTGTACGCTCATTATATTGATTGTGTTCTAAGTGTTTTACTCTTTTCTACTTCAAATGTATATTGAATTAATTTATCGTTTGCTACAGTCTTTTTAGTATAGCTAGAAGTTGTAAGTCTTACAGGAGTTACATAAGTATTAAGTAAAGGATCTGTAGGGTCTGTTTGGAATCCATCTAATATGTAAACTTCAGGACTATTTATAAGCTCCTCAAACCACTCTGATTCTGCTTCATTAACAAAGTCTGTATTCATACTTATCTTTTCCATTGCATTAACTCTAAAGGCTTTCTTTCCTCCTCTGTAACCACTCGGACTATATATAGATTCATTCCAAGTTCCTGCAAGTTGTTGGTATGTAGTTCCTTTAGTTGAGATAGTCTTAGTGGACTTCATAGTGAAAGTATAGTAATCCCAAACACCCCATTGATTCAACCAAGTAAGTCTTATAGGTTCGTAGCCTTTTAAAGTAGGACAATTTATATTAATAGTATATCGGTCTGAAATAGATTGGTCAGAAATATTAAAAGCTTCTACTAAATAATAAGATAAGTCTGTAGTATTAGCAAGAAATATAGAGCTCCAATTTTTTAAATTAGCAGGAAAACAACCAAGATGAAATAATTGATTTTTAGTATCAGAATCCCAAGTTGTATTACCACCATTAGCATCTGTGTTATCTATTATTATATCTGTACCAAGTGGAGAACCACCATCATCATATAATTTTATTTTAAAGTAATCTAATGTAGTGTTAGATACATCTCCTGCAAGTGGAGTAGTCATAAATGATAAAGTTCCATAGTCATTAATATTAGCATACTGAGTAGTTGGCGCATTAGTTAGTAATTGATTACCTGTAGCACCTCCTCCTAATTGAAATATCTCTGTATTAAATCCAAAATTTCCATTAGCATCCCTATCTTGAACATCTGTATATTTTAAATAACCATTGATTAAAGTATATTGTGCTGAATCTTCTGTATCAATAATACTTACAGTTCCTGTTGCAGTTGTAGAACCTTCTATTTTGAATCTTATTTTTAAATATCTAACTACATTATCATTAAGAGAATACTTATCAATCAAATGTAATGGATGTGAAGTAGTAGCTGTAGTTGCTGTACCTTTATATTCACTTCCTAATGCAGCTAAGTTATCAGGATTAACAAAGCTTTCTACAATAGGTCTGAAATCAAATATTCCTGCTCCTGCATTGTTTGGTGTAGTCTTGAATGTACCTACTATAGCCGTAGTAGTTGCTAAGTTTATATCTTCATCACTTATATGTACTTCAGCTATGTACTTGACATTATAGTAAGTACTAACTGTTGTTGCGTCTAAGACTGTAAATATTACTTCTTGTCCTGCTGTGTTTAGTGTATATAGAGGTGATTGTTCTATTGTGTATGCCATTATTTTACTGTTGTTAAACTATTAATTATATCTTCTTTGACGCTTCCTAATAAGTCTTTACCAAACTGCTTTAATCCAAGTCCTAAAGGCTTTTGAAAGAAACTTATTCCTTGTATTCCAAAACGCCCTATGCTTCTAGCTATTAAGAATGTTAAAGTCTTTCTTTTCATAAACCTTCCCTTAGCATCTCTTGGAGCTATTCCTTTCTTTACAGCCCAACCATCTAAAGCTCTACTTGGTGGTTGTGAATGTCCTTTACTATTCTTATAACTATATGGAGTTTTTATTGTTTTACTTTTATAATCTTTAAATGTTCTCTTTTTCTGAGTTCCTGAAACTCCTTTATCTACAAACTGACCATAGTAAGACATATAGAACTGAACTGTAAAACCATCAGTATCTTCTATAACTTTAAAACTAATAGATTCTTCAAGCTTACCTCCTTTACCTGCTTTTTGTAAGTTACCCTTAGAACGATTCACTACTTGCTTACCGAAGCTATTTAAGTATCTTTCTATGTTTTCAGTTTTCATAAATCAATAGTTATTTTCCATCCCTTCCATCCTATCTGTATTGTTAGCCATCCTATTTTCCATTTCATTAATATCCTGCACCATCTGAAGTTACAGGTATTGTACAAGTCTGAAAGTCATTCTGAACTAAAACTCCTATGTTAAACACCCATCCACAACAAAGATTGTCAAACCTCTCTGAGAAAGGCTCTATTGTAAATTGATCTTGAGTAAAATATATAGGAGCATTAATGTCATTTGTTCCTGCTAAAGATTGTTGTTCTGAATGTCTTAACATCCCTATAAAGTCTGTACAGATTTGTAAAGTTTCATTAAGTACATCTTGCTCGTTACTTAAAGTCTTGTAAAGTTTAGGAAAATTAGCTGAAGCATTATTCTTAGTCCAATCTTCTTTTTCACTCACCATATCCATTATGAAGATTTGAAAGTTATAAGTTAATTGACTATCTCCTGTTGTTACATTTGTTGGATTGATATGAAGTAATGGAAACTTCTGCATCTTCTCTAAGTTGATGTCAAAAATATCTCCCACAGAAGTTGTGCTTATTTGTTCGTGATACTCTCCTATTCTTAAAAGAGTATTAACTACATTATTATATGTCTTATTATTTACCATTTCTTTTTACTTTATTTTGCGAGTTTAAATCTGTTTCATAACTAAGCCAAGTCAAACACTCTAATAGGCTTAAATTTGTAATTCGTTCTAAGTTTACTATCTCCCCATTTGTTAATCTATACATCACACCAAACCATCCCCACTTACTTGCAAAGTCTTCTGAAGCTATTGCGTCTTCGTTTCCTTCAGCCGCTCCATCAAATACAATGGCAAAATCTCGGACAACACCTTCCCTAAAGTGTAAAAAAAAACCAATGCACTTTGCACTTGTTCAGCTGACATCTGTTTCATTTCTTCTGCCCTAAGCCGTATATCACCATCATAAGCATCTATGATATATATGTCATTCTTCTTTTCTTTTATAGGTCTATACAGTACAGCCATTAATTCAGGAAGTTGTTTATCTATTCCGTTCTTTATAAACTGCTCAATATCTGCATATTCCCCAAGACTTATAGAATCCAAATCAGGATGAAAACCATACTCAATTCCATTAATCTCTATTATCCTTTTTAGCTTTGTATCTTGCTTTGACTGAAGCTCTCCTATCTTACTCATTATAATCGCAACATCTGATAAGGCTAATTCCTTTACTAACTTCTTAGGAATGTCAGATAGTGCTGCTATTGTTTCTGTTGCTTCTTCAGTCTTTGTACCTGTTTCAAAATCAATAAGTTGTAACCAAGTTTCAAGAGTAACATCTGCCCAACTATTAATTAGCTTGAACTCTTTAACTTCTCCTTCTTTTTTGATTTTAACTTTCATACAATATATAATAGAAATTTGTTGTTTTTAGTTTAAAAGGTGTATCTTTGCTGTTCTTCTTGTTTAATTTGTTTCCTAAAGAGGATTAAGTTTCGTGATGTTTCTTAGTCCTCTTTTTTATTGAACAAAATACTTCCCTACATTTGGATTGTCTAGGTGATAAATCACATTATACCTTATGCCGTCTATTGCGTGATTATAGCTATCTACATAAAGCTTAGAACCTTTGTCAGCGTATATGTAATTGTTTAGTTCTTTAGCTATGTTAGTTGATTCAGGAGTAATAATAAGTTCATAATCTTGCATACGAGTTATTCCACTTTCAATCGTTCCTTTTTTTACAGGTTTAATATTTACCCCTAAATGTCTAAGGTCTGCTATTAGTCTTGGCTCTGCACTATCGGCTATGATAAGTTTGTTATCTACTTTATCTAATATGATTTGTGCCAACTCGTTTGACTTAATACCATTCTTGTAGATGTGTTCTTTTAAGTATATCTTACGCTTCTTTTTATCAATAGCAACTTCAGTAAGACTATCAGGGTCAATACTAAAACCAAAGTCCATTCCACAAGAAGTTTGAAGTCCATCAGGATTAAATTCTCCTATGCTCCAATTCTCAAATACTACTCCTTCTGCTTTGTCAAGCCACCCTCCAAGTATTTTATGTGTGTACTTTTTAAAGTTAGTATGCTTTATACCCTTAATACGCTCTAGGAAGCTCTTAGAGAGGTTTTCTATATTATCTAGGTATGTACTATGGATATAACATACATTGTCTTTAACGCCATTAAAACCACCTTCAACGCCCTTCTCTTCAAAGAACCTATTGTATATCCAATGCTCCTTAGTAACAGGATTCAATATTAATATGATTCTATTGTGTATATCCTTTTCTCTAATACTTAAATCAATTGTATCAAAGATATTTTCATCAATAAGTTCTTCAGCTTCATCTAATACCCAATTGCTTATTCCTTGTAATGATTTTAGACTAGCCGTCTGATTACCTGCTGAAGTCCTGATTCCTCTAAATAATATATCTGAACCATTTTTTGTATTAAGCACCTCTTGTTTATTAATGCTAAAGACTTCATCAAAGCCTAGTAGTCCAATCTTTTCTAAGAACTCAGGTATGATTGATAAGTGAGCTGATACCATTGTGTAACGAGTAAAGAGTATTCTTATACCTTTAGTCATAGTCAGTAAAGTAAGAAAGACTGTAACAGCAAATGACTTTCCTGAACCCCTACCTCCTGTTATAATAAAGTATCTAGCATCAGATTCAAATAGAGGATTATATTTCTTATTGAGTATCAGTTTCTACAAATGTTATTATAGGCATATTGATTGCCTTATCTCCTGAAGTAATGTCTAACTCGGACTTCTCTACATATCCTCTACGCTTTCCCTTTGTTTTTAGGAAAAAGATTGTAGCTGAAGTATTTCCATCTCCTATCTGTTGATGTAATTGGCTTTCTCCAAAGTCTAATGCTATGTTTTCAATATCCTGAACTTGTTTAGCAAATTCCTCATCTTCGTTTAGCCATTTATAATATGTTGAGCGTGGAACATCTGCTGCCTTACAAGCAACTGTTACTACCCCTAAGCTACTTTCCAAAGCCTGTAAGATACTTTCCTTTTTTATGTGTCTACTTTCGTCCATTTATATAGTCCTCTAAGTTATATTTTATCTTCCAATCTAATACTTCTTTTGTGTCATTTTCTATGCTTACTGCTTTGTATCTTTCACCATTTCTTTTAGGTACATACTCTATATTTTCTGTGAACATTTTAGCTACATCTACAATTTTATATTCTTTATCAGAACTTAAGTGCCACTCTTTATTCTTATTCTGTTTTAGTATCTTACCTAAAGCATTAACAATATCTTTAATGTGTGTAAATTGTCTTGTTTGTTTACCATCTCCTACGATAGTTAAACGATTACCTTCTTTATATTGTTTTTCAAATATACCTATTACAGTTGCATAATCCCCCTCTGATATATGATTTTCTCCATACACATTATAAAAGTAACATACTTCATATTTTAAGTCATACCATTCTGCATAGTTTTTAATTAACTCAACCATCTTAGCTTTCGTCCAAGAGTATGGACTTAAGTCTTCATTGCCACCAAACTTAGAACTTGAAGCAGAGTATATTAATTTTGCATTCCATTTTCTACACTGTTCTATTACTCTACTTGTTCCCCATAGATTGCTAGTCATTAAATATTCTACATCTTTAAACGAAGGCACTACTCTTGAATACTCTCCAAAATGATAAACTACATCTTGCTTAGATAATTGGTCTATCATCCAAGTATTGCCTTGTATATATTCTACACCTTCAATATGATTAGCTTCGCTTCCTGTAAAGTAATTATCAAATGAAGTTATTGTATAATCAGTTGTCTCTTTTAGATGTTTTATTAAATTACTACCTACAAATCCTGCACCTCCTGTTACTAATATTTTCATTTATTATCTTTATAAAATTTGTCTAATTGCTTATTTTGTATTACCCCTACTTTTTTAAGCTTCATACCAAACTCATTTGTTTTTAGGTTATCCCAATCAATATCTTTTCTTCTTATTAGTGGTTGTTTAAAAAATGTCTTCCATTTTACATCGTGATGTGGTCTGCCGAACTTCACTACCGTTCTAACATATTGTGGCCATACTTCTTCTAAACTCTTTGCCTTTAATAATTTCATATCAAATGAATTTCCTTTATATAAGTCTGTTTGATTACCTCCCTTCATTTTAGCTGCTGTACTTGTTTTATCAACTAAGAAGGCATTGAATAAGACTGTGCATAAGCCACTATCTAATACCTGCAAACATAAATCTACATCTTCATTATATTTTAATCTCCATCTGTGAGGTAAATAACTATCAATCAACATAGCAGAATATGCGTGAACATTATAGAAAAATGGATGTTGCATTTCATTCATACAAAATGTAGTATAATTAAAAGCAGCTATTCCTATATTTTCATATCTATCTACAAATTCTTCTATGGCACTTATTGACTGCTTAGGATTACACTCTATCCTTTTTCCTTTATATAATCTTCTAAACTTCTTAATATTATCATCAAATATCCAATGTCTTTTAGCACCATTATCTTTAGCGTGTTCCCATATCCAATTCCTAGCAGGTGTTCCTCCCATACCTAAGTTTGAAAAAGGTAATACTAATACTCTATCACCTAACACTTCTCTATAAGATTCTTCCTCTTGAGGTTCTACTACAATATGAAAGTCTAAGTTATGCTCTAAAAAACATTTTGCTGTCATAGGATTTTCCCACCTTCCTTTTGATATAATGTAAACAGGATATTTAGTCATCAAACTTTATATTCTTTAAATCTTGTCTTTCTTTATAAGGGTACCAAGTTGTCCAAGCATTACTTTCTTTGTTTAACTTAGTTTGTATCTCAATAGGATGAAGCTTATGAAATTCATCTCTATCTTCTTGTGTTTCAAAGTTAATTATTAACTTATATGGATTCTCTTTAGCTTCAAAGTCAGGCATACCTACCCATTCTTCCATAGAATTAATTTTATTTATAGTATCATCTAAATTCTGCCAAACATCTAATCCCCAATCTTCAAGCTTAGAACTATCCCATTCATTCCCTAGTATATCCCACTCCCACTCTCCAAAACCTACATTATCTTTAACAATAAATTCTTGCTTTTGTTCTTCAGTAAGTCCTTCAGCTACTTCAATCCATACTTCTTTAAGTCCTGCTTCTTTACTTGCTTTCCATCTCATATTCCCTCCAAGTATTATCATATCCTCATCAACAATAATTGGTCTCAACTTTAACATTTCAGGAAATTCCTGAATAGACTTGACTAACTTCTTGAATTTATGGTCTTTTATTATTCTTGGATTGTTAGCATTTCCCTTTACTTTATGTATCTTAACTTGTTGTTTCATAGTATATAATAGAAATTGTTTGTATTTATTTTAGTCAAAGGATTCATTCACTCCTCTTGTTCCTACTAGCTTTTCTTTTGCTCCTGCCCAAAGCTTATCTCTGTTCTTAGTTAAACTAGGTTCTGTCCTTTGTAATGTTGGTATTCCTTCTGTTGGTTCACTATCCATATACTTACCACATTCACATTCAGCTTCCTTTGCTACCCAAGCACCATCTCTGTAGACTATTGTAGCCTTAGATAGTTCTTTAGTCTTTCCACATTCGCAAGTGTATAATGTCATTTTGTTATCTTTTTATTATTATCTAATAAATAAAAGGACACATCTTTTTGCCTTGCTACGTCATCATTGTAGTCAATCGGTTTGTCGTATTTCATTTCAGCTATTACCATAGCACTTTTTAGATTGTACTCAGTTATAAGGTTGTCGTGCTTACCACCCCAACTAGCTGTAAGTGTTAAATTTTCAGGAATATCATTTATTCTCCTTACCCAATAGTTAAGACTCTTTGTGTATGCCCAAAACTCCACATCTTTATTTTCGTTACAATAGTCAATCCATTTATCAAAATAAGATTGAGAATAAAAGTCGCCTGAAGCGTGTATTCTTACTGACTCACATTTCTTAGGGAGTGGAGGTAAACTATCTTTACTTTGCTCAAGGTTATTCCACCGGCTAGTCCTAACTCCGGGAAACCTTTCTGCACTTGCTGAATAACATTTATAAGCATTACTTTTATTATCCATTTTACCTGTAAGCTTATCCACTTTTACTAGACATTCTTTAGCACTTGGGCAAGTCCACCCTGTCGGTAGATTCCATTCATAAACTATTCCTGAATAGTAAGTTGTTTTTTTAGTAAATCCCATTTCTTATTTCTTTAATTTATCAAGTTCAAACTCTAAATGATTAATAGCTTTCTGTATGCACTCAATCGGAGAGTCGTGTTTCTTTTCAGCTCTTAGTAGATAAGTTACTGCCGTACCTACATTGTAAGATAAGTCAAAATTACTTACAACATCTTTAGCTCTATATCCATTCTTTCCTTTATAGTATTCAGGTATTTTATTTTTCATTTGTTTTTTGTTTTAGTATTTCTTTATATGTTCTGTTTCTATCTTGAGCTAGTCCTCCTGTTCTAGTTTCTACTTTATCCATATTCCAAAAGAACTTCTCTTTTCTTCTATTCTTTATTCTTGATTCTATTATAGTCATAAGAACAACTATGAATAAAAAGATTGCTGTTATAAATCCGAGTATTGTAAATATTATCATTCTGTTAAAAGTCTTAAAAGTTGTGCGCTTGTGTAAATTCTTTCGCTCCCTGCATATTCATTATAGATACAAGTGAAGTTATCTTCTTCCCAAATCCATAAAGAATTGACATTGTTTTTGATGTGTCCTCTTAACACCCACTTGATTGTTTTGTATGTTCTTTCCATTATTCTAATATTAAAGTTATACTCATTCCTTCTTGTTCATCTCCTGCGTCTGATATTATTATCTTCATTTCTTTTAGTTTGTATTGGGGAGGCGACCAAACCCCCCCTCTACTACTCAGGTCTGAAAAATTAAATGCTTTTGTAGGTCTTACCCTATATTTATTATTAATTATTTCCTGAGTATTGTTTATATATCTTTTTTATTCCATCAAAGCAAGTAGCTATACAAGAACCACAATTAGTTCCTGTTCCATAGTTACTTCCATATATTGTGTTATACAATTCTATCATCTTCTTCTTTGCTGTCTGATCTTTAGCTCTACCTGTCTTTAAGTCTTTCCATAAGTCTAAGATTTCTTCTATTATTTCTTCAGGTATATCTGTTCTTGCTTCAACCTTTGTTGTCTTACTCCAATACTTCTGAGGACATTCTTGGTTAGAGATACGAGCTTTAACTTTCATAAAACATAAACACCTTTTACATTGTCCTGAAGGCTTGAAGTAATAAATACATTCCTTACAGATAGCTATTCTATCTTCATAAACATCTTGAGGTACAAAGAACTTATTCACTTAGTATATCCTTTAATTGCACTCTTACTTTATCTATTGTTGTGAACAAGCTGTTTCTACTTATCCCTGTCTTCTTTGCTAATGAATCAAGTGTATTTCCTTCTTCGTAATAGTATAACTCAAAAATCTTCCTATCATACCAAGTAAAACCTTCTAAAGCTTGGTCTATCTTTTCTAGGTTAGTCCATTGATAACTATTTACTATTTCGTTAGGCAGGTTATAAAGATGCTTAGAAGGTATTGTTTCTCCTGTTTCCATTACATCATAAGTAACTGCACTTGTTAGACTATCTATGTGTGTATAATATTTCTTATACTTATAAAAGTAGTTACTTCGTGGACTTGTTAATGCTCGTCTTAATGCTACTGCTCCATATCTTGTAATACCATCTATTCCATCTTTCTCATATATAGTCTTAATTGTTTCAGGATTCATCTGTAAGAAATATAACATCAATTCCTGTACTGCTTCATTGACTTCATTTTCATCAGAGGTTATTCCGTAAGCCATAGCCCTAAACTTATCTGATAGCTTTGATATTTCTAAATAAATGTCAGTCATTAATTGGTTCTATCTTATCAATTTTATCTACTGTATTTTGTACTAACTCATCAAGCACTAATCTGTAAGCTCTTACTATTGCTGAGTTTCCTTTTGTTTCTACTCCTGCAAAGAATCCATTAGTTGCTACTGCTAAATTAATTGGTATTATCATTAGCCAATCCCAAAAGTTTTCTTCCTTTGTTCCTGAACCATAGTTGTTATGATACTCCATAATAATTTGAACAACCTCTAAGTAATTCTCGTATCTACTTTTCGTACTTACTTCTTTTGCGAACTCTAAACACATTGTCATATAAGTTTCTACTATTATTCTGTGTTCATCATTTGCATAAATCGGTTCTGTCATACGCCAAAGATAATAAAAAGGTTACGCAATTCCTTTTTCTTCTTTTAAGTTTTCAACAAGTGATTTGTAATAACTTATCTTTTCTTCATATTCAACCCTAGAAATCTTTAAAGTAGTCCTAGCTAAAAATTGTAATTCCTCTGCTGTTCCTTCTCCATACTTAGAATCTAAAGCTAGACTAAACTTATATTGTTCTCCCCAAGCATAGACATTACACTTCATACATTGTACTTGACAATTCTCCTCATCAAAACGAGTAGATAAATGTTTCCTACTTTGAAAATGTCCGTTCTGCATTCCGTCCTTATATCCTCTAACTATTCCACAAGTGAAGCATTGAATCATTCCGTACTCGTTAGCATCTCTAAGTCTTATGTAAAGACTGAACCACTTATCAAGCTCCTTTTTTAATTTACTTATTGTCTTTTTCAATTCTTATAAGATTTTTGATTAATACTTTAACAATTTGTTCTTGGTCAAATGTACTTCCTTCCCTTACAGCCCTACCTCCATAATAAAAAATACCTCTTAAGTTGTTTATTCTTTCATAGACAATAGCATCATTAAATGCCCATATAATTGCTACAGGATGACCACTACGAACTTGAAGCTGTTGTGCTCGTACAATCTTTCTCATTGAAACTATAACATCATTAGAATCGTCTATACTTCTGTGTACGCCTTTAACTTCTGCGAACCCTATTATCCTACCTTTGTTATATAAAACAGCGTCTATGTGAGCATATTCCTCGTGAGAACCATAAGTCAATTCAAAGTGTTTACAGAACTTTTTTAGAGCATTATTCTGTCTTTCTCTGTTTGCTTTATTTTCGAACTTCATTTCTTGTTTCTTTAGTCTTTCTAGTTGATACCCACTTAGTGCGTCTGTAAACATTCGGTTGAGGAAATCCAAACATCATTTGGAAAGTTCCTATTTCAGGGTTATATAATTTTTCTTTCTTCATTTTAATAATTTTATTGGTTCTTGATAATATGGAACTTCTTTAGGGTTTTGTTTTAATGTCTCTACATTATATGTAGCTACATCTATTCTATCCTTTTTATGAGCCCAAATCCATTTATAAAAATTTCTGATAGTTAAGAATGGTTCATCTTTTCCAAACCTTACAGCTACTCGAAAAGCATCTTCAACCTGATTAAAGGTTATAGGACCCCATCTTTTTTCTCTTATTAAATCAGATGCAAATATTTTACTTAAACTTGCTATTGTTTTGCCATCAGTATTAAATCCTATCGATATTTTTGTTTCAGTAAGCAAGTCATAAACTTTAGGAATAAGCTCCTCTAAATTTTCTTGTTGTAATGGTTTCATAAGTATTCTTTTCCTTTTAAGTATTCATTTAATTGAGCATCTATTTTACTCATTGTCTGAGGTTTCTTTTTTTCTCGTTTCTCCCAAGTTATCACACAAGCCTTCCAATTATTCATCTTATTGCTTCCTACCATCCAATCTTTAGATTCATAAAAATTAATAAAAGCTTCTGCATCTATATTGTTCTTTCTTTTATCACAATAACCTTCAACTTCAGCTAAAGTAGGTTTACTAAAATGACCTTTATTATTATATATTATATTATTAGTATTAATAGTATTACTCTTTAAAGTTTTCTTTAATAGGGTATTGTGTTTTTCTTTTATA